CCGGTGAGTAGCGCATCTGGGAACTTGAGTTTTCTCACATAAATTTCGCATTGAAGCTCTAAATCATCCATTGTTTTGAATTTGAAAACAATTGGTTGAAGCACTCCTGCTGGTCTATAAATTGAAGCAAGATTTTCAAGTGTTCTACGTCTTGTCCGATAGGTAATCATTGAGCCTGAACCACTGACATTACCTTCTAGTGTAATTGGTCTGCCACCATATAAATGATTAGGTACAAAAGCACCATCAACGTTTGGTCTTTCAAATGAGGGAAGTCTGATAGTAGGCGCTTCCAAACCCTGTACCAATGGTTTTATTGAAAATCCAATTGAAGTATTAACTGAATCGTGTATTTGTGTGCTGTTTAGGTATGCGTTTTTCATATTATGATGTTCTCAAGACAAAAGCCATTTCTCTAAAAGCAAAATCCATGTCTGCTCCTGAATAGATATTCTGTGTCACATTGATTTCTTTTCCACCAACTGACCCTAGTTTATCATTTGGAGTAACAGAACTGCCTCGTGGAAGATTTAATAATTCTGGTCCTTGCTCCCCAACAAGCGCCATTCCACCCCTGAAATAATTAGTACCTTCGGCAAGTGGTGAGATTTTTGGCATTTGAGTATAGCCTGGTACATTGGCACCGACTTCATTTGCACCATCTATCAGACCATTGAAAAATCCAATAACACCATTAACCATATTTTTAATCGTTAAAATAATTGATTCTGAAACACCCTCTGTCTTGGATTGAATCCCACCCATGATTAAATCCCATCCTTTTTTCATGAGGTCTAAACCCGATTGAACTGCTTCAAACACAATTTTTATATTTGCACCGAATGTATCATCGAACCATTTACCAAAAGCTGCCAACATTGGTTTGATTGCCAATTCCCAAACAAGAGCAAACACATTTTTGAGTACCATCAAAGCTGTCTGAATAACTTCAAAAACAGTTTGTATAGGAGCAAAAACATTATTCTTCAAAAAGTCCCACACTCCTGCAACAATACCTTGAATCCCTAAAAAGTTATTATTCCAAGCTAAATAGAGTGCTGCTACGGCAAGGCCAATACCAAGGATAATGAGTGTTACTGGTGAAAGTGCGAGCCAAATTGCACCGCCAAGTGTAACAATTGCTGGAACTAAAAGCGCCAAGATTGTACCTGCAACAATTGGAATCAATCCTGAGTTTTCCTTGAGGAACGGAATCAAGTTATTAGTTAAAAATCCAGAAAACCCTTTGACCGCATCAGTTGCACCCTTGAGTAATTCTGGAATATTAAATGTAGTGAATAATTCTTTTCCAATATCAGCCAACGCAATATTCATAGTGTCTGTCAAGGTAGACCATAAACCCATGACTGATTGAGATTGTGCTTCCATTGCTCCATGAAACTTTCCACCCTCACCAGTTACTTTGGCAAGCGATCCCTGCAAAACGTCAAAATCAACTTTACCAGCAGAGACTAATTCCTCAAACTGTGCCATTGTGACACCCATTGCATCAGCAGTATCCTTTTTGACACTAACCCAACCTGCATTGACCATTTCCATGAAGTCTCGTGAATCAGCTTTTCCTTTTCCATAAACCTGACCAATAGTGTTACCGATACGCTCCATTTCAGCCGATCCTGCACCAGTAGCAGATAGAGCATCCCCAAGCCCCAAAACGGTGTTTCTGGCAGTTTCAGCACTCATTCCTGAACCGATCAATCTTTGATTCATGTCAATGAGTGGTTGAAACTCAAAAGGAGTGGCAGCAGCATCTTCTTGGATTTGTTTCACAAGAGCAGTAGCTTTTTCCTGAGAGCCAAGAAGTGTCGTAAATGCGATTGTGGATTGTTCAACTTTACCGAATGTTTGAATAGCTTTGATACCCAAACCACCCAGAGCAGTACCAGCACCAATTAGACCACCTGCAATAAATTGAGAGTTTTGAACTGTCTTTTGAGAGAAGCCACCGATCTTTTTTTCAGCATCATCCACACCCCTTGTATCGGACTCGATAATGATTTTTGCTTTTACTTGTGCATCTGAAATACTTGGCATACTGATAGTTTACTTCTTTTTTAATTTTATAACATTAGACTGCTCATGCAAAATTGCTAAATCAAGCATGACAACATCCCAAGGTGTTGCCATAAACTCCCACCATGTGAGGTGGAACATTTCTCTGTACCTCAATGATACAAGTTCTGGTGGCATTTCTGGAAGTGAGACTTTTTTACCGTTTTGAAGATCGTGTTCTGCTGAAAAGTACAGAATTAGGTTTTTTTTTGCGTGGTTGTGAGCTTGTCAGACATTTTTTGAAGCTCTTTGAATGCTGTGGCGTCTTGAAGAACCATAAACCAATACTTCATTGGAATCATCCCAACAGTCTCTAAATTGATTGGTGCTTTTTCAGTACCCTTGGTGAAGTTCCAGTCAAAGAGAATTTTAACAATAACTTCAAAATTTTGAGTGGATTGGTCAGTGAGCTTTGAAATATCCATGACATCTTGTGTCATTAAATCTTCGTAAATCTCAACCCATGCTTCTTCGGGTTCAGTCCAGAGGACAATTCTTTTTGTTTTTCGTTTTGCTAAAAGGTCTGGCATAAAGAAAGTATAACGCTTTTTAACCTGCTACACAAGAGGACTAGAATAGCACAGAAAGAAGACACAAAATGAAAAGAATACCGACTATGTTCCAGGTCATATTATATTGTTGCAACTGCATTTAATACTTTAACGTCAAACATGGCGCCATCAGTTGCGTCGTACTGTCCAATGAGTTTACCTTCTGCATACAAAATTTCACCTGATTTCATTGGTACTGGATGCTCTTGAAACTTTGCAGAATTGAGGGTGATTCTGAGTTCATAACCAGTTTCTGAGAAATGACGAATAACCATTACTTTTTCAGCATTGGTCAAAAATCTATTCATGTCCTCAGGAGAATCAAAGAACTGTTTGAGTTCAACTTCATAATCAACCTGTGTTCGAACCAAAGAAGCTGGATCGTACGCACCTGAACGCTGTGAACCTTCGTCTGATTCAAACATGTGTTTGAGCTTCCATTTTGAACCCTGCTCAACTCTAGTTTGAGCTGCTGATAAAGCTGCGGTAATATCTGCGCCAAACCTAAACTCTGAGCGTGTCCACAAGAAAGGCGTTTTGAGTGAAAGACTTGGTGTTGCAGCTCTAATGAAAACGATGTCACCGTCTGCAACTCCAGTTGGTGAAGCAGTGAATACTATAGTTGTTGCAGTCAAAGAACTAACAGTCAAGTTCTCATAGGTTCCAGCTGAAACATCATAAATAGTCATAATGTCACCAGCAACTAGACCAGTGGTTGGTGCCGGATCATAATTTGTTTTGAGCGTAATAGTTGCGGTACTAACTGAGGCAATTTCACGAGCGATAAATGAACCAAGCGCTGAAAATTTAGGTTTGAGTACCATTTTGTTATCGTCAAAATCTGGTTCAATCTCTGAAATTTCACAACCAAAGTATCGCTGAACAACTCTACCTTTTTGAATATCAATGGTGTAAGCATTTGGGTCAGTTGTCAAAGAAGCGGTGAATGGGTGAGTATATGGATCTGAACCTGTAGTAGAACCTTTGGTCAAGAACATATCAAAAAGATATCCCGCTGTGTTTGGTTCGGCCAAAAGGGTTGCTCCCCCCTGATGATTTCTCAAACCAAGAAGTGTTTGGAAACGAGCAGATTTGTTTCCGATAATCGGATTATCTTCATCAAGTGCGACATCTGTCGCAAAACTCTCATCATAAAGAGGAATATAGACATTAGGAATAACAGCAGTAGCTTTTGCCGACTGCTTCTTTACTGCGAAATATCCTTTGTTTGCGAGTTGTTCTGCCATATTATTTTATTGTTTTTACCTTTGGTAACTCTGGTTTTGCTTCAACTCCTACTTTATTTGGCTCATCTTTATGAGTTCCAATTTTTTCAAAGTTAGTATTTACTATTTCTTCGGTGACAACAACCTCTTGTCCTGGATTGATTATACCAACTCCTATGAGTGTTTGGGTAGTGTTGCTAATATTCTTGTATATGAGTTTTGCCATATTAAAATTGTATGAGTTATCTTCCTCAAAGTCAATTTACTTTACTACGTCCTAGCATCAATTGCTACTAATTCTTTGAATGTGACTTCAATATGTGCTTCTACTGTCAAAAGTTCTTCTGACCTTGGCACAACACCTTTTCGGACCGATCCAACGTTATCAACCATTAAATTATCGATGGTGAAGTTTCCCCTGAGTATTCCCATAAACGAATTGGATAGAAAATAACCAGTAATTTCGCTTCTACCTTGAGCAATAGTATCAACTGTATTTTCAAGTGTCGCAACACTATCAGGCTTTCCAAAATCATCTTTCTTGTTATATACAATCTGAATTAGTATTTGATGTGTAACCTCATCCATGCCAGTTGGACCTGTGTCATAAAGTGTTTCAGGTTCGGAAATAACCAGACAAGGCATTTTAGACTGAGGAAGTATTATGGGATCGCCCTCGTAGTAGCCATGAAAAGTATCCCCAAACTTGTCTTCAAATAGTTGGAGTAATTTTTGTGGAACTGTTTTTTTTTGTCCTGCTTCTTGTGGCATATTATGATTTGTTTAATCGTACCAGAACCGCCTTGGTAAAGACAGAAATAATTTTGTTTTCAGTGTTATCAGAAAAGCCAATCAATTTTCTTTGAGGAATGACTGGTCCACCCAAATGATGATATTCTGCATAGTCTGTTGTATTGGCCACTGTTAAAACCATTGGCTCAGCATCGTACTCGTACCCTCTTTTGAGTGTACCAGTTCTTTCAAGTACACCTTTTCCGCCCCACTTTTTGCGTTTTTGCAATTCATAATAGGGTTTGAGGTTTAACCATCTTGAACCTAAAATAGCACCTTCAGTTTTGAAAAGTAGTGATCCATAATAATCTTTGAGAAAATCACCAACTGTTTGAAGTTCTGGCTTGAAGTCCCTCATGTCATTGGTGAGCCTCCGAAGTGAACTCATCAATGCTTTATCACCAGTAATTTTAATATCTATCTTGAGTACATTTGACATTAGTATCTATCCGTAATTGAAAACATACGAGCCTCGCTAGGTGTAGCGTTCTTTGCTGTTTCATCAGGATAGCCACGAACCTTGGAGATTTGAGTAACAGAAACACTACCAGCTCCATCAATGAGAGGAGTATCACCACTTTCAAGTTTGGCAAGAATATCTCTGGCCTGTTTAATCTTTAATGTTCCATCTTTGTTTGTTCCATTATGTTCTGGTCCATAATCCATCGTCAGCAAATATCCTGCTGCTAAAAGAATAACTGCATGGGAAACAACTTCTGGATAGGGAGAACCAAGAGGAAGTGTGTATCCACCAATTAACAGTGAAGCATTAACTTCTGATTGAGATTTAACGAGCTTTCCATAAACAGTTTGTTCAGATACCCATTTATTATTATTCAGCCCTGCCTCAGCCCTCACATCAACTGTATTGGCATACAAGCCATAGCCAGCACCACGAAAACCAAGTGCTTCTGAGAGATTGGTCGAATTTAGAGTTGTTGAGTTATAAAAAATATACTTCCACCAATAACCTGAACCACCAGTTGTATCAGTTACTTCGGTATACAGTTGGTCAGCTTGGAGACTAACAGTGGCAACTAGACTAGAAAAAGAGGCGTCTGCTGGAACTGTGCCATCAACATTTGTAGCTCGATAAATCTTGGCTTGGTTTGCCTTGATAATGGTGAACGGTTCGTTGTCAAAATGTTTGAGGCTGAGGTTAGCATCAAGAGTAATAGATAGCCCAGAAATAACGTCAATTTGTGCAAGTTGTGCTGATTCTCCACCTACAACTCCAAGAATGACATAATCGTCGACTGCTATATT